AAACTCGCGTCCCACTTGATTGAGCATATTAGCAAATAGATCGGGGGCGACCTTTCCTTGGTATTCTCCGATTACTTCTAGAGTTTCAAGCTTGAGAATATGAAAGGTAGAGAAGTCGGCGCCGTCACCCCTTGCAACGTCTACCACTTGCAAATAGGTACAACTTGGATCATAGTCTTCCCAAATCCAGAAATTACGATCAAACCCTGTGCGATACTTGGGCTCTTTAATCATAGCAAACAACCACTCCATACACTCTGAATCAATAACTGTTTCTCCAGAAGTGTTGAAATTACACTGTAACTCCTGCGCAATCTGGCGCTTAGACATGTTCCTAGTTTCTTTTTGATACCACTCTTGGTCTCGTTCTGGGTGAACGTCCCATGGGAGTGTCGTCATATTAAAGTTGTTTGTTCCTGCTTCAGCCTCAGTGCACGTCTTATGAAACCAATTTCCCACCCCATTGGGAGTCGACAACGCAATGCAGCGACCCCCAGTGGATAGAGTAGGATACAAGCCTGTCCAAAGTTCTTCTAAGTTTTCAATGTGGGCGGCCTCATCTAACACCAAAAGCGACAAAGCTTCTGAGCGTCCTGCATCTCCAGAGGTTGAAGCTGCCTTGATTGAAGAGCCATTGGAAAGCTCAAAAGAAGTTCTGTTGTCAATGTCAATCGTTGCAATTCTCAGCCAATCCGGAAGATTCTTCATAATGCTTTTGACCTTCTTAACAAGGTTGCCGGCAGTCGCAAACTTAGTTGCCATAACCAGAATAGCCTTATCGCGATGGAACAACATCATCCAAACAATATAGCCAGCGGTGATGGTGGAGATACCAAGCTGTCGAGCTTTAAGAATTACATTAAAGCGATAATCATTAAAGTTCGTCAGTAGCTCATCTTGAAAGTCATACGTATCAAATAAAATTAGCCCGTGCATCGGGTGTGATATACGGGCATACGTCTTTAAAAAGTACGAGGGATCTTTACCGCACTTTAATATTTCTTTTACTTTCTGCTTTTTGTCTAATTGAAAACTCATGCATCATTTCTTTTCTACTTCGGACCCTTTCTTTCGAGTATCATTGTCGGGACGCTTCTTCTTCCATCCGCCAAGATCTAGGAACTTTTTCCAGCTAGCTTCTACCATATCCTTGGAAGGAGTCTCGATTGCCATGTCTTTGTCCAAACCCCCCACAGTATAATGCATCTTGGCTGTTACCCAAGAACGAATGCGAGAAGTGCCTTCAACGCGAATATCTGCTTCGCCTTCTTTAGTAAGAGTTACAGCGTCCCCTGTAATCTTCTTGTATTCCTTTTTCAAAAACTTTGCAATATCAGCTAAGCGCTGTTCTATCTCGCCCTCAAACCCGTTGGTATATACTTCGTGGATTTGAACTTCTGATTGATAAGAGAGGCACATCATGTTGCCGTAAAATTTAACATTAAAACCATCTAAAACTCGTTTATCTAAAATCGCGTCCCCTTCTTCTCTCTGGAGTCCTGCGATGAGTTGTTCTCCGTCTTCGTTTAAAGCTCCATCAAACGCATTTGCGGCGGCCTGTGATAAACCTTGAACGATATCGTAAACTGTTGCCATTATAAATTCCTCTTTTATTAATTATTCGGTCTCCAACCTTTTAACCATCTTTCTTCTCTGCCGTCCACATATCTTTCGAAACATTTCCAACAGCATTCAAATTTAATCAAGTAAACATCATCTTTTGCCTTTCTCGAAAGAGAATTACATACCGGACATGTCTTCAGTGATTCTCTATTAAGTAGTTTTTTTGAAACCTTTATGCCATTAACATTAATTTTATCTTGCGTGGCACTATTTTTCTGATTTTTGTCATAGAACTCTTTCATCTGTTGAAGATATTCCTTTTCTTTTTCCTCATCCCAATTTGCCTTGGGGTTTTGAACCGTTTCGCCGCCGTACTTCTCAGCAATTGCTTTTTCAATAGCTGCGATCTGGTTGTAATCTTTGTCTTTCATTGTCCCGCTTCGATCCACTTAGTAGCAGCATTGATAAGGGCGACCGTCACGACACCACCGGCAGCAGTTCCCCCCGCAAACCATAGCCACTTATTATATGGAGATTGTTTTTTCAAGGTTTCTTGAAGGGTGTCTATCTCTATATCTTTTTGAGTAATAAGCAAATCAGTTTCTTCTTTGAGAGAGTCATATCTTATTTGTGCATTCTGTAATTGTAAATGATATTGGGTTGCTTGTTTATCTAAATTAAATTCTATTTCTAAATCGCAACTAGAACTTGCAAACTCTCTGTCAGACATTATAATAGCCGTAGCCTCAGGATCAAACAAAACTCCTTCAAAGGGGGTGGGCTCTTGTTCTCCTAAAACAGAAAACTTTGGCCCTTCAGCCAAAGCTATAGTCGTCAATAAAAGCAAACTACTCAACATGTTTAAATCCAAATAGCTCTTCGATGTCTTTTGCTAACTGCTCCGGATCTTGAATAAATTCATGCAAATATTCACGATATTTATCTTCACGATCATCTTTAATAGATTCCAAATTTACCTCATAGCGTCTCTCAATCTTTCCTATTTCTTCCTTGTAGGTGCGCAACGCCGCATCCCGCCGAGCTAGCTCTTCTTCATGGATAGCTTGCAATCCGACGATTTGCTCTTGAAGGCTTGTTCGCATGGTTTCATGTGCATTTGCTAAACGATTATAGTCTACACGCATTTTGCCCACAACAATTAAGAGACAAAGAATAACCAATGTCTCTTTCCAGTTCTTTCTCAAAAATCTAAGAAGAGTCTGGCTCATATTGCCCTCTTTCGCCTAAATCTTCTCGCCAACGAATAGTCATATCAGTAACGTCTTGCAACACTTTCTCTATAAACTCACTTTGTCTCTCAACGGGCTCTTCGTCCAGCGCGCTAAACATCCTATCAAGGGCGCCAAGGGCACCTTTATATTCTTCTCCGGTTGGACCTACCCACGCATCTCCAAAGGCTGTTTTGGGGTGGCGATATTCGCCAGCTTCTTTTAGCTCTTCTTTAATAATCTGTTTAAGTTGTTGTTTTGTGATTTTCATTTTATTAGAATCCTCTATACATAATAAATGGCTTCGGCGCCTTTTCTCTCGACTGTTCTTTGCTGATCTCTAGTTAAGCTGCGCCATGGTTTGGCGCCTGGCTGACTTAAATATGCATCAATATTTTCTTCTTCTGGCGAACTTTGTTGTCTTGTTTGTCCTGTGGCGGCGGCTGCGTCAGCGCCGCGCTCCCACTCATCCGCATAGCCTCCCGCCGGGACGTCCGCATGGTAGGAATATCGCCCTTCAGAGAATAATGACTCAAGCTCTTCTTGAATAATCTTCTTAAGTTGGGATTTTGTGACTTTCATTTAACACTCTCTCCTCTGGCTTTCTCCAGCATCGGGTCGCCCTGTCCAACATATTTCAGCCCCGACTCCCCTCCTAATTTATCAAGTGCTTCATACAAACGGTTGATAACGTGAAAGAGTGTACCTGTGGAGTCTTCTTCTGCTTCAAGCATCTGAATAGCATCTTGAATATCGACCTCCGGACCTCCTTCAAACTCGGCCAACTGTGGCGCCTCGGTGACAGCCTCAAACTCTTCTTTAATAATCTTTTTAAGTTGTTGTTTTGTGATTTTCAATTTACCTTCGAAGGTGGGACCACCACTACTATAGAAATCGCGGCTCGTAGAAGGCATATGGGCTCCCTCCGCATCTTCTCGGGCTTTATCGCGGCGGGCTTGTCTCCAAGAGCGCATTTTTGACATACCAGGATCAAGCCCAATCACTTCATCTTTAGCAGCTTTGAGTGCGGCGGCCGCAGCCTCGTCAGGATTTTTCATTAATTGCTTATTAATTAAATTAACAATATGTGTGATATTATCTTTTTCAATTTGTTCTGGGTTAGCTAATAAAGCCTGTAGCCCTTGCAACAGTTTTTCTGGTGTACCAACATCGAGTGGCAAACCTAGTTCTTTGGGAGAGGTTCCCTCCTCATTTAAAATGCCTTCAAGTTCTTCTTTAACAGTTTGTTTAAGTTGTGTTTTTGTGATTTTCATTTAATGACCCTTTAATTTAGCAATCGCATCAATAATGCCCTGACCGCCCAAATATAGACCGGAAATGATAACCCAGTCGGCTGACTCAAGGTTAGCTGTGAGCATTAATCCGGTGGCTGACAGCCACACTAATAGTTTGCGAGAAATTGCCTTCTCTACTAATAAATCTAATTTTGCTTTCATTTTTATTTACTCCTTTATTTCGCCTTTGTCTCGAAGAACCTTCGCTACATAAGCATCCGCCGATTTCTCAGGCATGTTTTTTTCATCTTCTATACACTTTGATTTACTATCAAAATCTTTTCTATTAAAGCAATCCTTTTTCTTTGCTTCATATAATTCATTATTCACCGTCACCTCGATACACTCTTCGTGAGTTTGATCGGGATGAGCTTCTCCGCACTGTTGTCCTTGATGTGCGCAAGGATCAAATTCTTCTACGAGCGCTTGAATATCGTCAAAATAACTCTGATATCTTATTTCAGGCGTTGCATACTTTTGAGTTACCCATGTATCTAAAAGGTTTCCCAAACTTATTAACAGCCCGATAAAATCGTCTTCTGCGATTTGTGCTGGCGCTTGCAGATCACTATCGGGACTGTCAATTTCTTGGCCTTTTCTGCCGGCTTTGGTTCCCAAGGCACCAGCAACGCCGCCAAAACTACCGATATCGCCGCCAGCCTCTTTGATGATTTCTTCTTTGATGATCTGTTCGAGTTGGGACTTGGCGATCTTCATTTTAATACTCTCCATAACGCGAAGGCTCATCTCCATACCAATCTCTATCTTCTTCGCCTCTTTTCTCTTCGCCCCCTTGATCATAGCCCTGCGCGAACTGCTGGTTAGTATCGTATAGCTTCCCAATCAAATAGTTTAAGGCTTGGCTATCGCTCATATTGCGCATGGAGCCGGCTGCAGCCTCATATCCAAGATCAAAAAGAGACCCCCCGTCGCTGCCGGGGCACTCTTCTGATAGTTGGAGTTCTTCCTCGATAATTCGTTTAAGTTGTGACTTGGTGATTTTCATTTTATCGTTCCTTTAATTATTTGGATAAGTGCAATAATTAGTCCCTTTTATCTTCAATAAGAATCTTTTCGATTTCTTCTATGACAATTTGCTTTAATTGTGCTTCGCTCACAGGTTCTATATAACGCAACAAGCAGGCTTGCGCCTTGGGCCCCAGCTTCACCTCTTCATCATCTAAGTAATCTTTGAGGGGACCAAACCAATCTGGGCGTATTTTGTATTTTTCAAAGCCCGCACAATGAGACAAAATGTAATCATCAATACTATCGTATTTTCCTCTTTCCAAGTTTGCTTCGGTTGCATCCTCCATAGCATCGTCTAAACTCTGTTGACGTTCTACAGGCGAAATACGCCCCGCTTTAAGTCGGCTATCAAGGATCGCTAAAAGACCTTGAACAGCCGGTGTAACCCAGGCAAGTACTTGCGCTTCTCTGCGAGACAACACTTCGTTTATCTCTTCCGCAATAATTTGCTTAAGTTGAGACCCTGTGAGCTTCACAGCTATTCCCCCTTAAGGCGATTTATCCACTGATTAGCTGTTAAGGGATATCCATATTTTGGATCCCTTTGCTTCATGGGGTTTGGAAGGCGTATAGGCTCTATATCTTCTTCCGCTTCTACTTCTTCGGGTGCCTCTTGCTCACCGCCGGGTGCCGCATCCGTTACCATAGTCACAATCTCATCATGAGAATAACCAGCAGACGTCAGCGCATCGATAGCTGCCATGAGTGCGTTTTCAGCTTCAACTTCAACGTTGACGGGTCCAGTGCCCATAGAGTGGGGCGGTGGCATCTCGCCTTGAAGAACATCATAATATTCAGTTTCCTGGAGGGCGCCTTCAATCTCCTCTCTCAAGATTTTCTTTAGTTCTGTGGTTGTTATTTTCATTTTTTAGTTCCTTCTTTAAATGTGATGCCGCCTTTAACGTAATCAAGAAGGTTGACTGTGCCCAAAAGGTTATCCGCGCCCTGGTCGTTAAAGCCTAGGCTTACTAAATATTCATGCGGCTCGGCGCCCTCCTCTGCAGAAAGGCGTAGGATTTCGTCCGCAAGCATTGCAGTTTTGCCAGTGCGTGGGGCGTGGGCTCGAGAACCACCAGGCTCCCCATGTGTTATATAAGCGCCTCCACCAACATCATCCATTTCTTCCTTTACTATGCGCGTGATTTCTTCCAGATCGTAGGCTAAATCTGCCTTTCCTGCGTCCTTCATGCGCTGCCGGGTACTCTGACCCAAATTCATTGACATATTATGAAGAGCCTTCTTTAGTGCTGGATA